AGAAATTGCAGAAAGAATGGCAGACTTATCAAGACAGATAGGTGCTGCTTTTGGTAGACTACAAGCAGAACTGGTTAATCCAGTTTTACAAAGAGTTATCTATATCTTGAAGAAACAAGGTAGGATAAAGATCCCAGTTGTTAATGGTAGAGAGATTAAGATACGTTCATCTTCACCTCTTGCACAAGCACAGCACCAACAAGATGTTGCTACTATTGATAGATTTTTAGGGATGATGCAAATGAGGGTAGGGCCAGAGCTATTAAATATATTAGTCAAGCAGGATGAGGTGGCTAAATTTATTGCAGGCAAACTTGGTGTTCCAGAAGAACTAATACGTTCGGAGGAAGAAATGCAACAAGCGGCTATGCAGTTGCAACAATTACAACAACAAGCACCAATGGAAGGCTCACCCCCAGATACAACATAGTATAGGAGGGTATTATGCATGAGAGTGTTCTTGTTATTAGTGATTTACATATTCCGTATCATCACAAAGATTCTTTTAAATTTTTACAAAAAGTTAAGAAACAATTTAAACCAGATACCGTTATTAATATTGGGGATCTACTTGATTTCCATGCTATTTCTTTTCACGAGCATAATCCAGACTTACCATCAATAGGAGATGAGCTTACTGTATCTAAAAGTTATATTAAGGAATTAGAATCTATATTCCCAGATGTAACTGAAGTACACAGTAATCATAGTAGTTTGGTTTATCGAAGGGCAATAAAGTATGGTATGTCTGCACAGTTTCTTAGACCTTATGGTGAGTTTCTTGGAACTAAGAACTGGAAGTGGGTAGATGATCTTACACTTGAAATGAGTAATGGTAAGAAAGTTTATTTTACACATGGTAAGTCAGCAGATGTACTAAAGGTATCTCAGACAATGGGTATGAATTGTGTGCAAGGACATTACCATACTAAATTTTGTATTGGATATTGGGCGAACCCAGAAGATCTATATTGGGGTATGAATGTAGGTTGTTTGATTAATCAGAAGTCTATGGCATTTAGTTATGCTAAAAACTTTAATACACGATTTGTATTAGGTTGTGGAATTATACTAAATGGTGTTCCCAGACTACTACCAATGGTGCTAGATAATAATGGAGATTGGATTGGAGATATTGTATGACAGATAAAATAAACCCAACTTATTATCAGAAGGGTATATGTGATTGTGGCAAGAAGTTGCAAACTTATGACTTTGTACGTGAGATGCCATATCCAGATGCTTCAGCAATAAAGTATATTGTTAGGCATAGAGAGAAGAATGGTGCAGAAGATATACAAAAAGCTATATGGTTTCTGCACGCTATACTTATAAAAGAATATGGAGTAGATGATGGTAGATAAACTTATAGGTTTAGATAATTTAGAACGATCAGCTGAAGATGAGCAGAATCTTAATGATTCTTTTTCAGTTGCATTTAACACACCAACTGGTGCAAAGGTATTAGAATATTTACGTTCGATATCTATAGAAACAGTAGCTGGGCCTCAGATAAGTCAAGAACATTTGATGCATTTAGAAGGACAGCGATATATTGTTGGGTTAATACAGAGAAGAATAAACAAAGGTAAAAGTCAAAAAATAGTAAAGGATAAGACTAATGAATGAAAATGAAACTGTAGAAAATCAAACTGAAGAAACTGCAACACCAGAAGATTCAGCACCTACTACAACAGAACCAGCACCTCGACCAGACTATATACCAGAAAAGTTTTGGAATGTAGAAACTGGAGATGTAAATATGGAGGAATTTGGTAAGTCTTACACCAATCTTGAAAAGTATGTTGGTGGTAAAAAAGATGAACTACGTGAAGTTATTATCAATGAACTTTCTGAAGAAGCTGATTCTGAAAAACCAGAAGCATATGAATTGCCTGCATTACCAGAAGGAGTAACAGAAGAAATGCTTTCTGAAAATACAATGGCTCAATGGTGGGCAGAACATTGTGATGAAAATGCATACTCACAAGAGATATTTCAAGAAGGTATAAATAAATATATTGATAGTTATATGAACACTATGCCAGATATTGAACGTGAAAAAGAAAAGCTTGGCGAGAATGCAAATGCACGTTTAGATGCAGTAAACTCATGGGCATCAAGCTTTTTTTCTACAGAAGAATATGAAGCAGTAGCTGGTACACTAGGTGCTACAGCAGAAGGTATCGAAGCTTTAGAACGTATGATGCAAACACAAAAGCAAAGTATTACTTCTGCTAATCAAGTTGCGCAACCAGAACGACCACTTACTTTAGAAGATGTACGTGGTATGATGAAAGATAAAAGATACTATGATCCTAAAGATAGAGATCCTGCATTTGTTAGAAAAGTAGATGAAGCATTTGCGAGGTTATACAGATAGGACTATATTGTGAAAAAACAATCCCAGAGGATTGCTGGAGATTAGCACCAAATATACGACAGATAGATCGGTATGAAATAGCTTTATGGGGATTAGAACCATTACAAGCATTGATGTTTCCTTTCAGAACTAAACTAAACAATGTTCATACTTATACTATCTTCAATGATTTCGCAGACATTGTAGGTATATTTGGTGTTATGCCTACCTCAAAAGATATCACACATGGAAGGATATGGTTTCTAGCATCAGACTTGTTAGATAAACACTATTTAGACTTTTTAAAAAAGAATAAAAGGTGGTTACATTTTCTACAAGAACACTACACTTTTGTTTCTAATTACATAATTGAAGAAAATCAAAGGTCTATAAAATGGCTAAAATGGCAAGGCTTTGACTTTGTAAGTAAACCAACACTTGTCAAAGATGTAAAAATATTGTATTTCTATAAGAAGTTACAAAATGTAACTAAATATGGAACACAGCCCATATTAGATGAAATAGGCCCACAATGGACAACCGAGATAATCTAACTTGGATAACTGTCTAATTTAAACTTAACTTTTTAACAAGGAGTGTATTATGAGTACATCTATTAGTACTGCCTTTATTAAACAGTTTGAAGCAGAAGTGCATATGGCTTATCAACGTATGGGTTCTAAACTTCGTAATACTGTAAGGCAACTTAATAACGTTACTGGTAACCAAGCTCGATTCCAAAAAGTTGGTACTGGAAGTGCAGTATCTAAAAGTAGACACGCGCAAGTTCCAACAATGGATGTCAGCCATTCAACAGTAGACGTTACTCTTTCAGACTTCTATGCTGCCGATTATGTCGATAGACTAGATGAGCTGAAAACAAACATTGATGAAAGACAAGTATTGGCTATGTCAGCATCTGCCGCTCTAGGTAGAAAGACAGACCAACTTATCATTGATGTCTTAGACGCAGGTACAAACAGCAACAACGTTGCTCACGGATCAGCGGCTCTAACTCTAGCTAAAGCTTTGACTGTGTATGAAGCATTTGGTGAAGGAGATGTTCCAGATGATGGACAAAGATACTTTGTTGTATCTCCAGCTGGTTGGG